ACTGAATGCGAATGTATGAAAATACGCAGCACGCTTAATCGGATCAAACAAAGCGGACTTGAAAAACAGCTGAAAGTCTGTACATTCAGAAATTTTCAAACAGAAAGCGAATGGCAGCAGCATATAAAAAATGCTGCTGTCGAATTTGTTAAAAGTGATGCAATCGGATTTTTCATAGGCGGTCAGAGCGGATGCGGAAAAACTCATATATGTACAGCAATAATAGGAAACTTCATAAAACAAGGCTTATCTGCACGTTACTTTGTCTGGAGGGAAGATTCAACAATACTTAAAGGCATGATAAATGAACATGAATATACGGATCGAATAAATGAATTCAAAAAGACAGACGTTCTGTATATTGATGATTTGTTTAAACAAAAGGAAATCAAGGATGCTGATATAAAGCTTGCATTTGAACTCATTGATTACAGACTGCGGCAGCAGCTTAAAACAATCATTTCAACAGAGTTGGACGAGGATGCACTTATTGAATGCGATGAAGCTCTTGCAAGCCGTATAATGCAGATTTCACGAGGTTTTCGTATGGTTATACCTCGTGACAGAAATAAGAATTATCGATTGAGAAAGGAGTGATATTATGGCGGCGATGACAAAAAGACTTTATGCACTTGCTTCCGGGCTGGGTCTTGTGGAACGAAATAATAAAGATGATTTGTTTCATCAGCTTGTATATGGAATTACCGGTAAAGAGCATGTAAGTGAGCTGACTGTTTCAGAAGCCAATGCCGTTCAGGCAGAACTTAAGGAACGAATGAAGTTGAAAAATCATAACAAACCGCTTAAGAAAAGACAGGAAGATCCGGTTCCGGGAATGATGACCGATTCAATGAAAAGACTTGCATGGTTTCTTGCATACAGGCTTGAAGAGCTTGATGATAAAAATATACCTGTTCCGGCAAATATACGACTTGCAGGTGCAGTAAAAAAAGTACTTGGAATTACAGCTGATCAGTCCGATCCGCTTGTTTGGATTAAATTCAATGAAGGAATGAAGCTTATTGAATATATGAAACGCTATGTCAGATCGGCAGAACTCAAGGCGGCAAAAAAGGCAGGTGGCGGATAATGGATATTGAAAAGCTTACAAGCATGGAGCAGCTTCGTGATGATCAGAAGATACTTGCTGAAACAATAGGTCTTGAAGCATATAAAAAACTTGTTGTTAATTATGCAGGAAGCTTTATTTATGTACAAAAAATAGATTCTGTTTTAAAGGATTTACGAGATAATGAAATACGAGAAAAATTTGACGGCGGCAACTATGGAGAGCTTGCAAGAAAATATAATCTTGCAGAAGCAACGGTCAGGGATATTGTTGCAGATAAGCGTAAACAGCTTCGTGAAATGCCGATGGAAGGACAGATGAAGCTGTATGATTAGGCAAAATCTTTTCATACTGCTGAATGGATGTTGTATAATTAATATGGTATAGTTGATTTAGAACAAATCGACTATACCATTTTTATTTTATTATAAGGAGGTTTGCATATGTCACAGGATTTGCTGTTTTATGTAATAACAACAGCTATTACAATTGCAATCGGCATTATAACATATTTTCTTAAGAGAACAATTGATCGCAATGATAAATTGGAAGAAAATGTGCAGGAAATACGTGAAATGCAGTTTACACTGTCTGAAAAATATGCAACAAAAGCAGAAGTTGCTGAAATCAAAGCTACTATGCAGAAGCTGAATGACAGTCTGGACTATATTAAAGAGCATACGACAAAAAATGAAGATTTTATTCGTGTTATGACTCGCCTTGAAAGTAAAATTGACAGCTACTGCAGTAAATAGGAGGGATAATTTTGGAAGCAAAAGAAATGGCAGAGCGTATTCGTCAAAAGAAATTTTTTCGTAACAATGGAATTGTTCTCAAAGGTATCAATTTACTACGGACAAAATATGTACAGCTTTCAGAATTGAAATATGCACTTGAACCCACCGTTGCGGAAGCAGAGCTTAGGGACAGTATCAACTATCTTACTGAGAGCGGATACATTAAACTGAGAAATATCAACTCTAAGCAGGAAACGACTCTTGCCGATTGTGACTTTGAACACATCGAGGCAAAAGTATCTGCTGACGGCATTAAAATCATTGCCTGCGTTAAAAACGATGAATGTATTGACGTATAGGCGGTGACAGTATGGGAAACAGAAAACATTCAAAGATCGATAAGCTCGATCCTGCGGTAAAGGAAACTGTGGATGAAATGATAAAAACAGGAGCCTATTACCGCGAAATTGTTGCATATATCAAATCAAACGGTGTAAGCGTTTCAATGGCTGCTGTAGGGCGATACGCTAAAAATCTTATGAGCACGCTCGATGCACTGCGTATGAGTCAGGAAAACTTTCGTGCAATTATGGAAGAAACAGATAAATATCCGAATCTTGACATAACAGATGGTATCCTCAGGCTTCTGAGTAATCAGATTCTTGAGGCTATTAATAAAATGCCTGAAGAACAGCTGAAAGAACTTGATTTTGAAACATTATCAAAAAATGCAATTGCATTAACAAGAGCAGCCGCATATAAGAAGAATGTTGACATCAAAAATAAGGACTTGCTTGAAAACGGTGCTGATCAGTTTCAGTCATTCATATTTGAAGCAATGGCAGCGGAAGAACCGGAACTGTACAAACGTGTCAAGAAGTTCGTAAAATCAAAGCAGAAGGTGGGGTGATGTTATATGGAAATGTATGTATTACAGGTAAAGTCGGGATATGAAGAATCGGCAGCAAGAATTCTGAATCATAAAGGATATAAAAGCTTTTGTCCTACTGAGGAGATGCACATCAGATATGGAGGACAGTGGCATAAAAAGCTGAAGCTTGTATTTACTCAATACATATTCATTGAATGTAAGTTAAGTGACGAGGATTACTACAGAATAAAAACCGTATGCGGTGTTATAAGGTTTTTAGGACACGGCAAACCTGAACCACTGTTTGAACATGAAAGAGCATATATACATTGGCTGCACAATAATGGTAAGCCGATTGAAGCCTCAAAAGTCTATGTTACAAGCACAGGTGAAAAAATGATACTTTCAGGAATACTCAGAGAGTGCATGAATAATATTATAAACCTCGACCTAAGGCAACGCAGAGCAAAAGTATCTGTTACACTGCATGGCAGAGAACATAAAATAACAATTCCTGTAATCAGTATCTGATAAAACAGCATGATTATATCAGTACGGTTGATTCGTCCCGTGCTGATCGGCGTGTGTGTATAATATAAAAACGGATTTTAAAAATCAAAAATCCGAATGGCGGAGCATGTCCGCATGAATATGCGTTTAAAATGCGTTTAACAGCACACACAGCCGTTTAAATAAATTCAGACGATAAATTTATTACATTAAAATCAATGCGGCTAAAAAGGGCAAAAATGCCCTTATTTTTATGCCGTTGAAAGGAGGCGGTCAGCATGAGTAACATTAAGAAAAAAAGCGTCATGTCGCTGGCAGACGGTATCAATAAGTTTGAGAACAGCAGAAATGCTGTCAGGAACTCTGATTATACAGATTTAAACACGTTTATAAAAGACTTTTTAAACACTTCTGAACCAAAACAGCGATGCAAGCTTGCCGAGGAGTTCAAGAAGCGTCATCTTGAACTTTATGATTTTATTAAAGAAAACTCTCAGCTGATAGCTGCCGAAACAGAAATCTCAAGAACAATACAGGCGGCATTGTCAGGAGAGGAGCAGGCTGCGAACAATAATCGGCTCACTAATCTGTTGAAAATAATCGAAGAAAGCTTAGGTGAAGAAAAATGATGTTTTCAAGGTTCTCACCAAAGCAAATAAAATCAATGCTATGGTGGAAAATGTCTGACACTAAGAAATATGATGCGATTGTATGTGACGGTTCGGTTCGTTCAGGCAAAACAGTATCAATGACAATAGGTTTTGTATTGTGGAGCTGCAGTTGTTTCAATGGTGAAAACTTTGCTTTCTGCGGCAAAACTATTGACTCTTTGAAAAGAAATGTCATAACTCCGATGCAGAAATGGCTTGAGGGTGTTGCAGCGATCAAATTGAATTTAAGCCGTAATTTTTGTGATATTACAATTGAAAAAAATACAAACAGATACTACTTCTTTGGAGGTAAAGATGAGAGCAGTTATCAGTTGATTCAAGGTATTACACTGGCAGGAGTGCTGTTTGACGAGGTTGCACTTATGCCTAAGTCATTTGTAGATCAGGCTCTTGCACGTTGTTCGGTGCAAGGGTCAAAGTTCTGGTTTAATTGCAATCCGGATGCAGCTTTTCATTGGTTTAATCTCGAATGGGTTGATGAAAATCAAGAGGCAGTAAGGAAAAAAAATCGTTTAAGACTGCATTTTACAATGAAAGACAATTATTCGCTTTCTGATGAAGTCCGTCAGCGATATGAAAAAATGTATACAGGTGTTTTCTACCAACGTTATATATTGGGACTTTGGGTAGTTGCAGAGGGACTTATTTACGCATTTGCGGCACAAGGGAATGCAACCTGTCCGACTGCTGAAAGAAAATACACACGATATCATATCAGCATAGATTATGGTACACTCAACCCCACATCTATGGGGCTTTGGGGACTTTGTGACGGTGTATGGTATCGCATTTCAGAGTATTACTACAGCGGACGCAAGGAGGGCTGCAACAAGACGGACGAGGAATATTATACAGAGCTTGAAAAGCTCGCCGCAGACCGTCCGATAAAGTCAATAATAATTGACCCCTCCGCCGCAAGCTTTATTGAATGTATCAGACGCCACAGACGTTTTTTTGTGACAAAGGCAAATAATGACGTTCTGGAGGGCATACGCAACACTGCAACGGCATTGCAGACAGGCAAAATAAAAATCTGTGACTGCTGTGCAAGCAGTCTGGCGGAATTTTCGGCTTACCGCTGGAACGAAAAGTCAGGCAATGACGCTCCGATAAAGGAAAACGACCATGCCATGGACGATATACGCTATTTTGTAAACACCGTTCTTTACAACAAGGGCGGATTTTTTGTTGATGTGAGGTGAAAAGATGCTTACCGACCTTGATTTTCTCGAAAGCGGCTCGGCATTTCCTCCGATTTCGGAGAGGAAAAGACTTGAAGAATACCGCAGGAATGAAATTTTGTTCAATTCGGGAATTCCAAATGAATGGCAGTCCGATTTTTCGGCAATTGCCCGAAGATTAGGGAAAAAGCAGTCCGAGATTGATACAGTTTTCAACTATCAGCAGTTAATAAGTAAAAAGACGGCTGACTTTGTGTGCGGTGAGCCTCCAACGCTCGAAACAGAGCAGGACACCGATAAAATCAGCAAGATACTTGAACAGCAGGAATTTTTCAACAAGCTGTACGAGATGTTCATTGACATCTCACGCTTCGGCAATGCGGTATTAAAGTTCAAGGATAAGAGCTTTACCGCAGTTTCGCCAATGTTCTGGTTCCCGATATGCGATAAATCAGACCTGAAAACGATTACTCAGCATGTAATAGCTTACCCTGTAAATCCAGACAGAAACGGCAAAATGCAGTCGCTTTACGTTGAGATACACGAAAAGGGCAGTTTCATTGAACGTCTTTACAGGCTCAGCGGCAATATTGGTGCTGTGGAGTATGAGAAAAAGCACGCTACAGGACTTGATGACTTTGCAGTTCAGGTTCTCACGAACGTGACAAGCAGTACAAGTCTTTTCGGAATGTCGGACTATAAAATCATAAGCAGTATCATTGAAAAGCTGATTTGGCGGTTTTCCTGCATTGACAGCGTGCTTGACAAGCATTCCGAGCCGTCCATGTCGGGACCCGAATCGGCAATGACCTATGATGAGCAGTTCGGAGTATCCTATCTCAATCTGGGCAAGTATTTTGCCAGAGCCGATAATGAAAGCCCTGACCTTAAATATATTACGTGGGACGGAAATCTTGAAAGCTCATTCAAGGAGGCGGAAATGCTTTTCAATCAGCTTTACATACTTTCTGAAATGGGACAGGCTTTTGCGGACGCAGGCGGAAATGACAGCTCCGGAACAGCTCTCAAGCTTCGGCTTGTATCTCCGAGAGTAAAGGCGGCAAGGCTTGCAAAGCTGAACAACGCAAGAGTAAAGAACATAATATGCACATTATGCAGTCTTAACGGGATTTCCGTTGACTACAGCGGACTTACTCTGCACTGGAATGACGGACTTCCTGTTGACGAAACAGAGCAGATACAGACACTAAACCTCGCAACAGGCGGCAAGGCGGTGATGTCGCAGTATGCGGCACTCAAACAGCGGGGTCTTTCAGATGCGGAGGCAGAGGCGGAGCTTGAACAGATAAACGAAGAAAACGCCGCCGTTCAGCCGTTACAGCTCGGAGTGATGGACAATGGCGAATAAGTCGCAGCTTGACTTGCTTATTGAGATTTATCGTGAGGCTCAGGCAAGGCTTGCGGAAATCATAACGGGGAATTACGGTGCAGGCACAAGGACGTATTACAACAGTGTGCTGAAACAGCTTGAAAGGCTCATGAAACAGCTTGAAGCGGAAACAGGACAGTATATAAGCACCGAAATCCCCAGACAGTATAAAAAGGCTCTTGACGATACATACGCTTATTTCAAACGCAATAATCTGCAAATGAAGCGTCCGGATATGTTCTCCCACATACACAGTGACGCAGTTTCAGAGCTTGCAAACGAAATGCGGTATCACATAAATCAGGGAATTTCCATTGCAGGCAGACGTGTAATGCGATACCTCGATACTGCAAAGGACAATGCTCTCAGGCAGGCGGGACTTCGTTCCGCCGCACTTAAAGCGGCAGCAGGTCAGACTGTAGCCGATATGCAGAAAGACCTTATGCAGCGTCTTGCAAATGACGGATTTTTGACGGTTCAGTACGGCACAGGCAAACGTGCGTATCAGGTCGGGCTTGACTCTTACGCCGCAATGGTCGCACGTTCAACTACTCGTGAGGCAGGCAATCTTGCAAGAGAAAATCAGCTAGCTGAAAACGGCTACGACCTCATGATGATGACGGAACATTACCCGACTTGTGAGGCTTGTGCGGTTTTACAAGGCAGAGTTTACAGCATATCTGGCAGGGATAAACGTTTTCCTCCGCTTTCAAGGGCATTCCCAAGCGGATACAGAAATGTGCATCCGAACTGCCGT